GTAACAACGGTGTTAATAGAGTTTCTGATTTTAGATTAGTAGCTGTAGATTGTGTAGCCGATCCATCTTGTCCTTCTGCTTTTGTAAACGGTATTCTTGAGTCAAAACAATTCGTTATTAGAGATGATGGTTCTTTTGAAGAATACTACGATAGATTTTCTGATTCTCTTTCTTCTTTACCTAAAAAAGAAGTTGAGTCCTACCTTAAAGAGCAAATACTTCATTTTATACAAAATATTAGCAGAGCGCTATAAATAAATGTACCTTTTATAATAAATAATTTAAAATGAAACCAGCAGAGAAAGCAAAATTAGCCCAGTTTTTAAAGGCATTAAATGAAAAAAATTATGCCGTAGCAAATAAATATTTAAAGAGCGTTATTAATGAAAAGATTGCAAACCGCATTAATAAAGCCATAGAAAAGATTTAATATGAACATATCTGACACTCTTAAAAAATTTACAAATGATCTTCTATCAGAAGAAGCTTTGAAGGAAATCGAATCTGCTTTTGATAACGCTGTAAAAGACAAAATAAACCTTCATGTTGAAAAAGCCTTAGTTGAGCAAGATGAAGATTATGCAAATAAGTTACAAAAGCTTCTAGCAGTAATTGACGAAGATCATACAAAAAAATTAGTAAGAGTAGTGGAAGCAATTGATAAAAACCATGCAGCAAAATTTAAAGCTGTTGTTGGTAAATTTAATGGTGAAGTTGCAAAGAATGCTAAGCTTTTCAAAGAAGATTTAATTAATAACATTTCTACATATCTCGAAGCTTATATTGATGAGACACTACCTAATGAGAAAATTAACGAGGCAGTATCAAATAAAAGAGCTCAAGTTGTAATTGAGCAAATTAGAGAAATTTTAGGCGTAGACGCAGCATTAGCACAAAAATCAATTAAATGTGCTATTGTTGATGGTAAGCGCCAAATTGATGAAGCTAATACAAAGCTTGAAGCCACTCTTAAAGAGTTGGAAGCACTAAAAGAAGCAAACGAAAAACTAAACGCAAGTCTAGTTTTAGAAAGAAAAGTTGCTCAGCTTCCAGAAAATAAGAAAGCATATATTAATAAGATCATGAGCGGTAAATCAGCACAATTCATTACTGAAAATGTTGATTACGCTTTAAACTTATTCAATAAATCTGAAAAAGAGAGGCTTCACAAATTAAAAGATGAGGCAGTCGTTGAGACAAGCACAGCTAGAGTTGACAGACCTGTTATAGAAGAACAAGTTCAACAACCAGCTAATGAATCAAGCGACTTCATGTCACCTTATCTAAAGGAACTTAATAAGTTTTAAGTTGAGGATTAACTCCTGAGTTTATATCGTAGAATTTCTATATTCTACGGGTCGATCTAAGGAAAGGTAAACACGAAACACTATGAAAGTAAGACCTACAGAGTCATACATTGATGAGTCACGTGCTGCAGCCCTTCTCGAGAAATGGCAACCAGTTCTCGATTACGCTTCCGATACAGTTAAGCCAATCAACGATGATCACACTCGCTTGAGCACAGCAATGCTTCTTGAGAACCAAGAGCAATGGTGTGTCAACGAGGCGAACACCGCTGGCGGAACAGGTGGCGTTTTCGGTTCAGGGGTTGGCCAAACTCTAGCAGGCGGCAGCTACCCTGGTGGCGATACATACGCAACCGGTGATGCTCGTCTACCAAAAATTCTCATACCGATGATTCGTCGTACCTTCCCCGAGCTTATCACCAACGAAATCGTTGGCGTTCAACCAATGGGAGGCCCAGTCGGTCTCGCATTTGCTCTTCGTTACAAGTACCTAAGTGACGCCCTTGGCTCACAGGTAAACGGTGGCGACGGTGCTATTGGTGTCGGCGGCGCAGCCTCCGGCCCAGCAACACCAGCAAATGGTAAAGAGCTTGGCTATCAATATCTAGATACACGCTTCACAGGTACATCATCGTATGCACTTTCAGGCGGTACAGGTATTGCTGCCTCACTCTTCCCAATGGCTGATTCAGACAAGGGCGTAGCCGCTCTTCTTAAGGATTTTGAATTAACTTCAAGAATCCCGCAAATCGAAGTTTCCTTCGAGAAAACAGCTGTTGAAGCTGGCACAAGAAGACTCGCAGCTCGCTGGTCTGTTGAACTAGAGCAAGACTTGAAGAACATGAATGGTATCGACATCGACACCGAATTGACAAACGCTATGAGCTATGAGCTCCAAGCTGAAATCGATCGTGAGATGATCGTTCGCATGATTCAAGTTGCTCTTAACGCCGGCTTTGGCACAGGATACTCAGTCTGGTCACCAGCTTCAGCTGATGGCAGATGGTTAGTCGAGAGAAATCGCGACTTCTATCAAAGATTGATAATCGAGGCCAATCGTATCGCGGTTCGTAACCGTCGTGGTGCTGCTAACTTCATCGTTGCAACACCTCGCGTATGCGCAATCCTCGAGATGCTTCCTGACTTCCAATGGGTACCTGTACAAGGTAATGTGAATACACAGCCTGTTGGCGTTGCGAAGGTTGGTAATCTTGGCGGAAGATTCAATGTTTACCGTGACACAAGAACAGAAGCTCAATACGAACAAGGTCGTGGTGGCGGTTATGATAACCTAGCCGGCACACCTCGCACAACCCGTGTTGAGTATGCGTTGTTAGGCTATAAAGGTCCTGAGTTTTATGACACAGGTATCATTTACTGTCCATACATCCCTGTGATGGTTCAAAGAACAATTGGTCCAAATGACTTCTCACCACGCGTTGGTCTCTTAACGAGATACGGCGTTGTTGACAACATCTTTGGTGCCAACCTCTACTATCACGTTATTCTGTTGAGCGGTCTCGGCGAAGCATTCGTACCGGCAAATCAATCCGTATACTTCTAATCTTAGAAGCTACAGAATCATTCACGGAACCCTGGGGAAACCCAGGGTTCTTAGTTTATAGAGACTCTTCAATATAAGAGTTAATTACATTTACAAACTTCTTTTCCAAGAATTGCTTATCATAGGATGCATTTATAATAGAAATTATTTTTTCTATATAACCTTCATTACGTAGTCTTTTAAAAATTAGATTTTCCTCCGCAAATTCACCTCTTTCTTTGAGAGCAGCTGCTCTAATTTTTACAATTTTATCTTTTATTTGAATGGCTTTTTTGTTTATTAGAGAAATTTCTTCTTTATCGTTAGTTTCTTCTAACTTTTTAATCATTCTATCAATAGTATCTTTGATATAGTAAGTTTTTCTTTCAATTTCTCGTAGATCTACATTTTCAGGTGGGTTATATACAGGTTTTACAAGCCATTTATTTTTTATAATACTATATATACCTGTCGCAAAATGAGCTTCGTTTTTTTCCTGAAAATACATTTCAACTTCGTGACCTCTTAAAACAATATTATGTCTAATATTCCAAATAAAGCGCTTTCCATTGAGAGCATCCTTAACTAAGTCAACATTAGGGTTAATTTTACTAAAATTCAACAAAATATGTACATCATAATCTGAATATTTGTTGTAATTGTAGTTAGCCAACGAACCTGTTAGTATAACATCACTAATCGGAACATTTAATTCTGTATCTTTAATAAAATCTGATGTTATTCTTAATAACTTTTTTCTAATATTAGGATCCATCTTATCATTCTTCCAAACAGAAGGGTTAAGATGTTTTTTATAGAGCTCTTCCATCTAATATATTTATTAATATTTTGATTTGCTAGAACTCTAATATAAATACATTTTTATGGAGAGAATCTTTGTTCAGATTGCGTCTTATAGAGATACAGAACTAGTTCCTACTATAAAACACTGTTTAGAAAGAGCAAAACACCCTGAAAGAATATTTTTTGGAATATGCCGGCAACATGACCCTGAAGAAGAAGTAGATAGTATTTTAAAATCTAATAATATAAAAGTTTTTGATGTACCTTATAATGAGAGCAAGGGTACATGCTGGGCTAGAAATAAGGCACAGCAACTTTACAATGGTGAGGATTTTTCCTTACAAATAGACTCACATCATAGATTTGTACAAGACTGGGATGAAGTTGTAATAGATATTTGGAAGAGTTTAGAGGATAAAAAGGCCATCATAACAGGATATCCGCCAAATTATAATCCAAATATGGATGAAAAAGATTGGTATAAGGTTCCACAAATTTGTAATGTCTATAGATTTGAGCATAATTATGTAGGTGCCAGACCCGCAAACATGCTTGAGTGGGAGAAAAAGGAAAAACCTGTAAGAGGTGTTTTTATTTCTGCAGGGTTTATTTTTGGACCTGGTGATATCAATGTCACGGTACCTTATGATCCGGGGTTTTATTTTTCCGGTGAAGAATGTGCAATGGCTTTAAGGTATTTTACAAATGGTTATAACATTTATAACTCTCATAGAGTTATAGTTTATCATTATTATCAAAGGTTAGAGTGTAAAAAACATTGGTCGGATCACTCTAACTGGCCTGATTATAACCGTGTTGCTCATGCGAGACTCGATTGTCTGCTTGGTAGAAACAAAGATTATGATCTAGGTATATATGGGTTGGGTAAGGTAAGAACATTAGAGGATTATAAAAATTATGCTGGGGTAGATTTTGAGAAAAGAATAGTTCATAAAGATACTGCGGAGGGTAAAGAACCTCCTTGTTCTAATTCTCAGGAGGGTTGGGACAATGAAATTGTTACCTTTAAAGAGGTTTTATACTGGGATTATAAAAAGGTTTCCAAATGTGATGACCCTAGATATTGGTCGTTCATAATTATGGATCAAGATGGCGTGGCAATACACCGTGAGGATGTTCTTTATTCTAACTCAAAAGAAATTATTGACGGTGAAGTATGCCATAAGCTTTTTACTTTTGATAGATCTAAAAATCGTCAAACCCCTACAAATCTATTAATATGGCCGTATTCTGAATCCAAAGGATGGCTTAATAATGTTTATTTGCCCATATTAACATCCCCTGTTGAAGAGAAAGAAAAAAATGACATTTATATAGAAATTAAAAAAGAGCTTTTCGATGATAAAGACATATATGAAAGTTTTAAAACTAAACCTTGCGACTATGGCTATCCGCATACAAATTTATTATCTAACTGCGTACAGGCTGTCATCGATCTTGTCAAACCTAAATTCTGGCTTGAAGTAGGTTCAATGTTAGGGGGTAGTGCAATCATAACCGCAAAATGCCTTAAGAGAAATAATGTTAATTGTAAAATAGTATGTATAGATCCGTTTTGCGGGGATGTCAACATGTGGGCTTGGGAAAAGGATTTAAAGAAAAAAGGGGCATGGTGTTTTTTAAACCTAGAAAGCGGCTTCCCTACAATAAGAGATCGTTTCATGGCTAATGTAATAAATTCTGAGTGTGAAAAGACTATTTTGCCAATAATGACCACCGGTCTTATAGGAATGGACTTAATAAAAAGATTATACCACGATGATAGAATAACATCTATGCCTGAAGTAATTTATTTAGATTCTGCCCATCAAGAAGATGAAACGTTTTTAGAGTTACAAAAAGCTTGGAGCATTTTAGAGCCAGGCGGCATTTTGTTTGGTGATGATTGGAGTTGGGCTAGTGTTAGAAATGATGTATTAAAATTTTCAGATCATATTAAGGTAAATGAAGATAGAATTACAGAGTTACAGAGACTTCTTAAAACAAGCACAAGAGACAAAAATGTAATAGTTCATAGCTATCAATGGTTTTTATGTAAATAATAATATGGATTGCTGCTCGCATAACAATAGTGAAAGAATAAAGCTTAATGAATTTTTTAAAGAAGCTTTTTATATTAATCTGGAAGATAGATTAGATAGAAAAGAGCATATGGATAAAGAGCTTAGT